GTTAGATGAATTTAAGGTATTAGCAGAACCATTATTTGAAGAGCATTACGAAGAGATTGCTCGCAACAAACAAGTAATGAAGCTAAAACCAAACTGGCCAATGTATGAGTCAGTAGACAAGAACGGATTCTTGTTTATTTATCTAGCAATGCAAGACAATGTCTGTATTGGTTATTCTATGAATATCATCATGCATCATTTTCATTATGCTGATCTAAGAGTTACCCAGAATGACGTTTTGTTTGTCAAAAAAGAATTCAGAGGTGGGCGATTAGGATTGCGTTTGTTAAGGGTTACAGAGGATCATGCAAGATCTGAAGGCTGTAAACTGATGTTATGGCACGCTAAAGAAAACACCGCTTTAGCAAAGTTGCTACCAAAGCTAAAATATGGTGTACAAGAAATTATGTATTCTAAGGAGATTTAAACAATGGTAGTATCAGCCGTTATTGTAGGAGCAGCTACTGTTGGATCACAGTTATATGCATCTCATCAACAGAAAAAACAACAAAAGAAACAGTTAGCATTGCAACGACAAGCTAATCAAGACGCTAGAGATAGAGCAAAAGAAGCTTCAGATCGTGCTGATATTGAATTTAACAAAGCTAATAGAAGAAGGGCTGACGTTAGTGCTATTACAAAAAAAGAAGAGCAAGCAGCAATGGCCGGACCTGCCGGAACATTACTTACTGGTGTACAAGGTGTAGATAGTAGTCAATTAAATCTTGGTGGTAACACTTTACTTGGTGGATAATCAATGAAAACAAAACGTGCTGACCTGTTAACAAGATGGGGTCACCTTAGATCAGAAAGAGCTACATGGTGGTCACATTGGCAAGAAGTGACAACATACTTGTTACCAAGGAATGGACGTTATTTTGAACAGGATAGAAACAAAGGCCATAGAAGACATAACTCGATATACGACAATACTGGTACAAGAGCATTAAGAACATTAGGTGCAGGTATGATGGCAGGTGCGACATCCCCTGCAAGACCGTGGTTCAGACTTGGAACGGCTGATCCAGAGTTAAATAGATATACACCTGTCAAGTTATGGCTAAATGACGTTACAGAACGTATGCAATTGGTGTTTCAAAAGTCCAATACATACCGAACATTACACAGTATTTACGAAGAATTAGGAGCATTTGGTACAGCAGGTTCTATTATTCTTCCTGATCCTAAAACAGCTATACATCATTACCCTGTAACCATTGGAGAATATGCAATAGCTACGGATTATCAAGGCAGAGTTAATACTTTGTACAGAGAATTTCAAAAAACTGTAGGAGAAGTGGTAAGAGAGTTTGGATATAAGAAATGTTCAACGTCCGTTAAGAATCTGTACGACAGAGGTTCATTAGATCAATGGGTAACTATTATTCATGCGATAGAACCAAGGGATGATAGAGAACGTGACTTTAAAAAGAAAGACAATATGAACATGGCATACAAGTCTTGTTATTTTGAACAAGGTGGTGATGGCGAAGATGTGCTAAGAGAAAGTGGATATAAAGAATTCCCTGCTGTAATACCTAGATGGGGCATAGCAGGTGGCGATATTTATGGTAATTCACCGGGAATGGAAGCATTAGGTGACATAAAACAGTTGCAACATGAGCAATTACGCAAAGCACAGGGCATTGATTACCAAACAAAGCCACCGTTACAAGTGCCTAGCTACATGAAAAACCGAGATGTGGACAGTTTACCGGGTGGAGTTACGTTTATTGATGGACAACAAGGCAAAATCGAAACGGCATTTAACGTAAACCTTAACTTAAATCATTTGTTGGCAGATATACAGGACGTAAGACAGCGTATTAATAGTAGTTTTTATGCTGATTTGTTCTTAATGTTGGCAAATGCTACCGATACAAGAATGACAGCAACGGAAGTAGCAGAACGTCACGAAGAAAAACTGCTTATGTTAGGTCCTGTATTGGAAAGATTGCATAATGAGTTGTTAGATCCATTGATAGATAATACATTTAACAGGATGGTAGAAGCCGGACTAGTACCACCTGCTCCAGAAGAGATGCAAGGCATGGAATTAAACGTAGAATTTGTATCTATGTTGGCACAAGCACAACGTGCTATTGGCACAAATAGTGTTGATAGGTATGTAAATAGTATGGGCATGATTGCACAGATGAAACCTGATGTACTTGATAAATTTGATTCTGATGCGTGGGCTGATGGCTATGCAGATATGCTAGGCGTAGATCCTAAGTTAATAGTTGGAGGTGAACGAGTAGCAAGAATACGTCAAGATAGAGCAGCACAACAACAAGCGATGGCAAAAGCAGAAGCAGAGCAACGTGCTGTAGATAATGCAGTAAAATTAAATGATTCAAAAACTGGTGATCCATCTATGATGGACATGATGAACCAGTTTAGCGGTTACAATTCACCATCACCATTGGAGGTATAAATGGGCAAAAACATTACAACACCAGATAATATTAAGTTTGGCGATCTACCGGCAGATGCAAGAATGAAAATTTTAAAAATGAGAGAAAAAAAAGCAAAAGAAGAAGAAGAAAAAAAATTAAAAAAACTATATAATAAATCAAACATGGGAGGTAAGTAATGGCTGAAGTAAAAGATATTATTCCTAATAAAATAAAAAGAAAAGTAGCAACATTAGAAGCTATGAAAGAAGGCGGTATGATTTCTGCAAAAGATGAAAAAGAATTAGAAAAACTAAAAAAACTTTACCCTTCAATGTTCTAATTATGAAAAACCAAGGATTATGGGCAAACATTCACGCAAAGCGTAAAAGAATTAAAGAAGGTTCTGGCGAAAAAATGCGTAAAAAAGGAGCAAAGGGAGCACCAACAGACAAAGCTATTAGACAAAGCCAAGCATAAGGTGTGACCGTAACCCAGTTATGACTAGATATATTGATGTATGAGTGAATACAATCCTCTCGACCTCAAGAGTCAA